TTCTGGCGACGCAGCAATGTCCGTAAAGATCTCACAGACTCACCGAAGTTAACCAGGTATCGCTTGTCCTCGGGTGCACCAGCCTTACCCAAGTCATGTGTCTCAGCTCCAGAGTGCTCAGAGTACTCCTCAGACTGTACAGAAAAGGGTGTCAGGTCGTAGTTTCCAATGCTGGGATTCGCAAACTCCAAATTCTCTGCTCCACGCACAAACACCTGCATCGCTACACTCGAAGTGGAAGTCGGGCCTGTGAGAGCTGTGAGGACCTTCACCGAGAGCATACCATTGTGGAACGTGTCTGTGAGTGTCAGTGTCGGCGTGCTGGATGTTGACCATAGGCTATTGGATGGGAGAGTATCCGTATAACACCAGGGCAAGGCCTGCTGATACGGAATCCTGAACTCCACATCTGTCTCCGCCCCCAAATCGACGATCTTGTTGAACACATATGGTCCAGTATCGGAGAAGGTTTGAACGGAAGACGCCACAGGATCGTAGCTAATACGGACACGCCCCTTGTGAAAGGGTGTTGCAATGAACTTGAACCTGTAGATGATGTCACCGCGCCAATTTCTGAACAGTGTTGCTACCAAACCCGGTGGAGTGAAGTAGTACGACGTACCGGTAACGGCTCCCAACTGCGGTGTGACCACACTCGTGAAAAGCGGTGTGTCACTAACCGCCGACGATGACCACGTGGCCGATGTGAGGTAGGACTCCTTGGAAACGAAATGAGGAATAGCTAACTCGTCTGAAGAGGGTAGCCCTGCAATCTCGGGATCGATGGACAACTCGTTCTTCGCATCAAGTGCAAGCTTCTCGTTCACATACCCGATCTCAGCTGACGCAATTTGCGGAAACGGAGAGTTCCTAACAGGCCGTGTATCCTCGATGACGGGCACATTGGTGAAACCGAACAGTTTGGCAATATCACTCACTGCACTGGAACCAATTTCGGTAGCTTTTGCAAACTTCCCAATGACTGGCACATCTGCGAGCTTACGCGAAGCTGCTGCAACAGCAGACGCTGGAGCAGACACAACCCCCAGGCCATACTCATCGGCCTGCAAAGCTGCTCCAACCGTGGGTCCTGCTAGTACAACATCCTCCATCCAAGCGTAAACCTGAACGGTAACATTGCTAGTAGAGCCATTTGCACTTTGCAGAGCGTTGTATACCACGAACCGCAAGTAGCCCAGATCGTTCGCATCCTGCGCCACACTCAAGCGCATGAATGAGCGCGGCCACAGGAATGGACACGTAATCTCTGCACCCTCACTGTGTGCTGGTGTAACGAACGCACCTGGTGCCTGCGAGAACGGGATGAGTGAGTTGGTTCCAGATCCTGCAAACAGACTCTTGAAGTTTGGAAGTGGCTGATAAACAGCCCGAAGAGATCCGTACAGGAATGGCGACGCGTTGGTCACAATCTTCATCTTGAGACTACCTCGAATAAAAGCGTAGTTCGACAGTTTGTTCTTGATCGAGGTATTGTTCATGAAGTTCAGCCACACAGGAATGTTGTTCTGAATGATAGTAGCCGCAGCATCTGATTGACTCCATGTGAACGACGAAATGCGGACCGGACGTGACAAGAAAGCTGCCAAATCGGCGGACGTTTGAGCATCTGCCAATTCGTATGACAACGGCGACACCGCAGCACCCACTTGAGCGCCAATGTTGGCGTCAATAAAGCTCGTCGTCTGCTCCTCTGTGAGCGCCATTTGAGGCACCGTAGGCGCGAGCAACACTTCCTCAGACTGAAGAGAGCATAGCTGCGGCAGGCACCGGTCGCACACCACCTGGTTGTTGTTCATCCCCATCACGCGATCGCACTCTGAGCACGAATGTCGTGAGAAAAGACTAGGCACCACGCCGATCGTCTGTGGAAGACTTTCACTTCCCTGTTGTTTTGAAGGAGGGCTTTCACCTCCATGCTGTTGTTTTTTGTTTGTTTGATTCGCGGGTTACTCATAAAATGCAACAAAAAGCCCAATCTGCTGCAAGTTCGCTAATTTCTAGGGCATCCCTAACCCTCACTCCTAAATAGGCGAACTCCCAGGGGGAGTGGATTTACAAATAAGAACGCACACTTGAACGCATAGAAACGCATAACACTACGTACACAGATCGCTCCTATCGGTAGACTAATTCGGCAGCACGCTGCGCGGGTGCTCTGACTCACACCCAATCTCGGCCTTGATATGACTCGAGGCCGCCCAGAAGCGATCAACTAGTTCCTGGTATGTGGGAAACCCCTTGAATGTCAACTCACGGAGTAACCCGTTTCTCTCTGCCAAGTCCAACAACCAAGCACGCTCTCGCTCGAAGACATCCTTGCCGTACCAGAACCACTCGTTAATAGCCGACACCATCACACTTGCCATGTGCAGCTCGGGTGACTCTGTTCCGGATGGTAGGCAGATCGTCAACATCTTCCGAATGGAGTCCTCCTCCAGTGGTGCTACAACCGCACCAATGTCCTCGTCCCACCGCCACCTGCGCTTGAGGTAGGACACCTCGGAAATGCCGATAAAAGGCCGCGAGTCGCTCTCCTTGTCAGCCATGGTGTACTCAACACCAATCCGAGCCATGGAAGACTGGATGGCTGTGTGGTTGAACCAATCTGCGTCTCGCGACACATTCATGGCGTTGTCATCACCATACGTGAGGAGGTGCACGAGTGACTTGAACTGCCGCGCCACGCTGTAGGTGTCACCTCTAACGGGGTGGAGGTCCACAAACGCAAAGCGCATGTACAGCGCGTTGATGATGCAGTTGATGATGACCGTCAATGGATGACCCGACGGGTTGGAGCCCAAAAACTCCAATAGGTCCCCGTCAAAGTTGACAAATGCGTACGCTGTGTCTTCCGCAATGCAGTCGATGATCACTAGCTGCTCCTCAGTCCACCCGAACGCTGCATAAACACGCTTGATGACCTGAAAAGCCAGAAGGATGATCAGAGCTTCGGCACGCTTGTCGAACTTGCCGTAATCGCCACACACATTGCGATCTAAGCCGAAGTGCGTGAGGAATACGTAGTACTGCTGCCACTCCAAAGACTGGACAGTACATCCTGGCGACGACTCGAAGACGAAGGGGTGTTCCTGCATGAGCTTCACGAAAGGCAGAAGGTACTTCCTCACCACGTAGCTCCAGTCGGCAGGTGCGGCGGTAAACACACGCACTTTTCCCTGCGCCACTTTGTTCTTGGCACGTGCTTCGTCCTTAAGCTGACCACTGAACACAGGGCACGCTCGCTGTCCGCGTTCATAGCATGCCTCAACGTGAGCGATACGGTCAAGGATCTCCTGGTCGAACTCCTGGTTACCTTCAACGCCACTCAGAAAGTACTTCTTGCTCTTGTTATACGGTTCCCCCATCGACGACTTGAAGTTCATCTTGTCAATGAAGCGGACCCCAGGAATACCGTTGATCGTTGCCTTGTGGGACAACGGCTCAAGACACACCTCACTCCCGCGCAGAGCTTCAAGCACATCATCAGCATATGCGCGCGCGATCTCCTTCATGATGGAGGGACTCAACGCACCAAACTGCTTCTGAGTAGAATCGACGAGAGCAAACCGCCAAGGTCGCCAATCTCGAAGATCAGGTGCAGCGTAGTTCAACTCCCATCCTCTCTCACGCAGGATCTGTTCACTGAGCAAAGTGGGCTTCACCTTCGAGCGCGAGGTTGGACCTTGGCCCACGTAACTACCGTACACGCGGATGGTACCCGCCTCCAACCACCGCAGGGGGGATTTCTGGCGAAGCGGTCCGAGAGACTTCTCACGTGAGGGAGCACTGATCACAGGAGTGCCGCATTGCACAACAGGTGTAGCAAAGTGCTTCAGGGCAGCCTCCACAATGTCACTGTCAACTGCAGCAGCCCACACGGTACCACTGGGGTTCCCTAGCGTGTGGATACCCAGAATGCAAGACACTGGCTGATGAGTTACCATGGGTGAACCACAATCACCCACAGTTGTTGCCACATCAGCACTTCCAGTCCAGAGGTCCAAATCGGTATCCA